ACAAGAAATCTACGAAACCTTATCCGCGAAATATGGAGGAAGCAACAATAGCGGAAAATTAATGCTCACATTTGCCAATACAAAGGAGGAGGCTCCCGAAATAACACCTGTTGGAACGAATGGTTCTGACACAATGTTTATTGAATTATCAAAGAAAGTTCAAGAGTCCATCTTGACATCACATCAGATAAGTTCACCTGAATTATTGGGTATTCGTACTCCTGGTGCTTTGGGTACACCGAATCATCTTGAAGCACAAGACCATTTCCAACACCTCGTTATAAATCCGATTCAAGAAGAAATAAAAAAAGTGTTCGAGAAATTATTAAGATTGAGAGATAATAAACCTGCCGAGATTGAAATTAAACAATTCAAAATGGTTACAGTTCCTGACGCAGCACCGATTGAAACGGTTGATGTAAATAAGGATGTTGCCGTTGATGAAAATAAAGACGAAACAATAGTATAATATGTCAGCATTAATTCCACAAAATGTGTTGCTCATTTCAGAGCAGAAAATCAAAAACTTTACGGACATTGACCAAAATGTTACATCAGCAGTTTTATTACCGTTTATTGCCGTGGTACAACAGACCAAATTGGAATACATCATCGGTGGAAAATACTACAAAGAATTATTGGACGGAGTAATCAATTCAAACTTGAATGATAATGATACAAACTTTCTTGAATACTTTGCACAACCAATGTTGATACATGCTGCCGCAGCCGAGGCAATGCCATCCATACTTTTCAGAATTAAAAATAATGGAATTGTGGCGGGTGCTGAAAATACCATCACCCTAAAAGAGATGGAATATTTGCAACAAAAATATGATGACAGGTCACAATTCTTTGAGCAAAGAATGATTGAACAAATTATTTGGAACTCGAACTTATATCCGTCTGTATTTAACTACTCAACAAGAAATGGAATGCAACCTCATCTTGGTAAGAACTATTTTAGTGGTCTCGAATTATCACTTGGTAGATATTCAGGTTATGACATCGCATCTCAATTCCAAAAAAGTGGTATTGGATATTATTCAGGACCAGAGTATGCTTGTCTTTGGGGAGGACTTTAATTTATTATGAACGAAACTATATTATTATTTTTATCTAATGCGTTGACTGGTATTGCAGCATGGTTTGTTGGAAAAAGAAAACAACAAGCGGACACAGACAATCAGGTCTTACGCAATCTTGAATTATCAATTAATCTTTATAGAGGGATTATTGACGATTTGAAAAAAGAAATTGAATCACTTAATATTAAGGTTCAAGATTTGGAAAAGAAAATCGACGAATTACATAAAGAAAATAAAATCCTAAAATCCAAAGTTAAGTAATGCCAATTCCGTCAAGAGAAAAAAACGAAGATAAGGACCTATTTGTCCAAAGATGTATTTCGTCAATTATAGACGAATACGGACAGGAACAAGCTGCTGCGATATGTTATAAGGCAGCTGATGAGAAGATGTCTAAAATGGAAGATAAAGAGGTTTCAGAGGTATTCGTATTAACTCCAAGAAAGAGTGAGGGTAGAGGAAAATTTTTGCAAAGATGCGCGGCTCATCCAAAGATAAAAGAACAACATGGAGATAGAAAAGAAAGAGCCATCTTCTGTTTAACATCTTTCAACGAATATTATCGCTGGTGGGTGAAGATGGAAGAGTTTGGTGAAGAAGATACAAAGGGTACAGCACTTGGTGCATGTATCGCAAAAAAGAAAGCACAAGGAATAGATTATAAACAAGCCTACAGGGAATGTGCATCAAAAGTAGTTGTACCATCAGGTCCAATCGTTTTATCAGAAGACAATTTAATTATTGAACCAGTTGAGTTTCAAGATTGTCCTCCTGCAACATTAGACATTCCATTAAATATAGAGAACAGACAGAAGTGTATTGACCAAGCCCATTACGGTCCTTTAGACCCCAATCTTCCAAACGAGGATTATTGGAAAAAGAAAGCAGACCAGTTCAATACAACAACAGATGAAGCAAAGAAAGCTCTCTGTGGTAACTGTTCTTTTTTTATTCAGACAAAAGAAATTTTAGATTGTATTGCTCAAGGATTGGGTAATGTGGGTGTTGACCCGTATGATTCAATTCAAGCAGGTGACTTGGGTTATTGTGAAGCATACGACTTCAAATGTGCTGCAAGTAGAACCTGTGATGCATGGGTTGTTGGTGGTCCAATAACTGAATAATTTTATATTGATTACCAAGATACTATTGTTATATTTAGTATTGTGAGGGGTGCTACGCCATTGTTATTTTTACTCCCATTTAATCTATTGTTTATGTAGCCCCCTCATTTCTTATAAATCTTTATATGTTAAAAGTCAGGTTCTAAAAAAATCTGACTTTTTTTTTGTTTTATGCTTGACCTAAAGGTAGGTATAGGTTATTATTGTATTATAAAAACAATATAACTTATGGGACAAATCAAAAAACTATTAGACGAATTATTTGAAGAGGATGTATACACATTCCCTGATGACTTTGACATGGATTTCAAATCCATTAAAGAAAGACAACTTGAAGCAGAATACGCTGCTTACGAAGAAATGTTGGCTGATACAAAATAAAATATTAAATTTGTAGAATGAAAAATTATAGTAATACAATAAATGTTCTCGACGCATCCAAAGAAAGAATCTCTTGGACATTTGATAATTTTGAAAAGATTTATTTATCGTTTTCTGCGGGTAAGGATTCAACGGTAATGCTTCATTTGGTTATGGATGAGGCAATCAAAAGAAACCGTAAGATTGGGGTATTACTCGTTGATTTGGAGGGACAATATAATCTGACCATCAAACATGCTGAATCATGTTTTGAAATGTATAAGGAATACATGGATTTGTATTGGGTATGTCTTCCAATTCATTTGAGAAATGCTGTGAGTGTTTACGAAACATTTTGGGTTTGTTGGGATGATGAAAGACAACAGGATTGGATTAGACCGTTACCAAAACAAGGTATTCATGACGAATCTTATTTTCCATTTTTTAAGAAGGGAATGGAGTTTGAAGAGTTCGTACCAAAGTTTGGTGAGTGGTATGCTGAAGGTAAAGAGTGTGCATGTTTTGTCGGTATTCGTTCTGATGAAAGTTTGAATCGTTATAGAACATTGGCATCAAAATCAAAGGTTAAGAAACAAGATAAGATATACACCACATCAGTAAGTGAAAATGTATTCAATGTGTATCCAATTTATGATTGGAGAACATCTGACATTTGGGTATATCACGCAAAGAATCAAGATAGACCGTATAACAAACTTTATGACATTATGCATAAGGCAGGATTAACTCCATCTCAAATGAGAATCTGTCAACCGTATGGTGATGACCAACGGAGAGGTTTATGGTTATTCCATTTGATTGAACCTGAAACTTGGAGTAAGGTTGTTGCAAGAGTTAATGGTGCAAACAGTGGAGCATTGTATGTGAATGAAACAGGAAACATTAGTGGGTATAATAAAATCACAAAACCTGAAGGACACACATGGCAAAGTTTTGCAAACCTGTTATTAAATTCAATGCCACCAAAACTTAAAACTCATTATGAAAATAAAATTACTATCTTTGTAAAATGGTGGATGGATAAAGCAAATCTACCTGATGGTATTCCTGATTTTGCTGACCCAAAATTGGAGGCGGGAAAACAAATCGGAACTTGGAGAAGAATATGTAAATCATTATTAAGAAATGATTATTGGTGTAAGGGATTAAGTTTCACACAAAACAAGAGTGACGCTTATGACCGATACTTAAAACTGATGGAGAAAAGAAAATCAGATTGGAAATTAGAAATATTTTAACTATGGAAGAATTATTAAAACAAATTACGGAGTACATCTCAACAAAATCTGTTGATGAACAAGTTGAACTTATCAACAAGTGTAAATTAGAATTACACAACATTTCACCTATGAAGTTTGAACCTGTGGATTGTGTCCTATGGGTTAAGAATGAAACGGTTGAAGCGAATGATTATAACCCCAATAGTGTGGCTCCACCAGAGATGAAATTATTGGAGATTTCAATCATGGAGGATGGTTATACCCAACCTGTTGTAACCTATCAAAAAGAAGGTGTTAGAGAGGTTGTGGATGGATTCCACAGAACAAGAGTATCCAAAGAATCTGGTCCTGTTAAAGACCGAGTTCATGGGTTTGTTCCTGTGGTTACAATCAATCAACACAAAGAAGATAAAGGGGATAGAATCGCATCTACCATTCGACACAACAGAGCGAGAGGTAAACACAAGATTGATTCAATGTCAGATATTGTGGTTGACCTTAAAAGAAGAAATTGGTCTGATGCCAAGATTGCAAAACAATTAG